TTTGATAGTATATTGCAAGACACAGAGTTACGCAGGGTGCAAGCCAGCATCCATGTAGATGATGACCGGGCGTATAGGTTTGCAGAGTGGCTCGGCTTTGAGAATGAGGGCGTTATGCGCAAATACGGCGTCGAAGGCGACGATTACTACAGAATGGCGAGGGTGGCGTAATGGAAACTATGACCATTATGGCTGGCGCATCCGCAATCCAAGGGATTATGAGCTTCAAAGGCAACCGCGCTGCCGCAAAACAAGCACAGCAAGTAGCCGACTATCAAGCGCAAGTAGCGGAAAATGAACTTGTTCTTACGCAAAGAGCGAGGCGCGACCAAGAAGTTTCTTTGCGGAGAAACTCAGACAGACTCAAGGGTACACAAAGAACCGCTACCGCCGCTTCACAAGTCAGAATGTCTGGCAGTCCGTTGCTGGCACTCAAAGACACATATTTCAATACTGAGGTAGACGCGCTTCGTATTCAATACGCTGGTAGTGTTGAAGCAGCTAATGTTGCATCTAACGCAGCAATGGCGCGTATGACAGGCAAGGCTCAGGCCGCTGCTTACAATACAGCAGCATTTACAAGCATCATAGGTGCTGGCTCTGCGATGGCATCATTCCAACAGCAACAAACCTTGTTGGGGCAACGCACCGCCGCATATGATGCGCAGGTTAATTTCCAGAACAGGCTGCTGGCACTTGAAGAAGCAAGATACAATAAGGAGCTTAGTTCCTAGCTATGCCAAGAATCCCGCTTTACGCAAAGGGCGCTGGCCCAACAGTAGAATTGGCAACAGGGCAGCTTGGCGCTAGACCAAGTGTTGCCGCTTTCACAGCCCCCGGCGAGGCTATGGCACGGGCTGGTGAAGCTATTGGCCGCGCGGGAGCAACTTTGGCAGAAGGCCAGATGCGCATTGATGAGGGACAAATAAAAGCAGAGAAGACACGACAGACCAACGAGATTGAGTTTCAGCGCCGCCAGAAAAAAGTCGAGTTTGATTTTGCTGTTGCAGAGCGTGACGCCGAAGACCGTCGTATTATTGCGGAAGAAGCTGACAGGGCTGTTATTGCAACTAGCGAGTTCCTTGAGCAAAACAGGGACACGGACACTCGCACATTTAATGAAAACTTTGGGACGCACCGTGACGGGTTAATCAGGGATATTGATGGCCGTGGGTATACGCCACGCCGCAAAGCCCTTGTTGAAAACGCAATTAAACAAAGCACTCGCGCTCAACGTACAAGTGGGGCTAACCAAGCATTTGGCCGTGGCCAGCTTGCGCGTACTAATGCTTCGGAGGCAACGATTGCGACGGCAGTCAATCAGTTGGGTCTTTATGCAGAGGGCCATCCTGAAAGGTTTGTACTGTTAAAAAGAATAGAAGACACCTTTGTTGACGCTGACAACAATGGGTTAAACCTTAAGTTCACACGCGGCGGTGTGCAGCAACAAGTCCTATACCAAGATTACAATAGGCAAATTGAAGGGGCTGGGAGCCACCGTGAGGTTGCTGCAATCCTTTCGAAACTAAAGGTTGATGGGAATGTTAGCCAAGCAAACCGTGAAAAGCTAATTGTTGACCTTAATAATGCAGAATCCAGACTGTTTAATGATGCTAGGGAGGGGGCTGCTGGTGTTTTGAACGAGGCTGTTTTCTCAGCTAGGGAGCAATCCGAAGTTGAAACGGCAATCGAGCAAGGTGGCGTGTATACGTTTAGCCTCCCTGATGGGTCGCAAAGCACAGTTGATTTCTCTCAGGTGCGCTCTACAGATGTCGGCGGAATCCTGAGCATCGCAAACAGGCGCTTCAAAGATGTGGAAGACCTAACATCAGACAACATACTTTTTGCGGCTGTAAACGGGTATGACGTAAAGCAGTCAGGGGTGGAAAATGCGGCAAGATTTGGGCTAAACTATTCTGATGAAGCTATTGCTATTCATGGCAAAACTCCAGAACAGCTTGATGATATCGCGCTAAATCTTGCTAACCAGCACCAAGATTACGTTACGAACACACTTAAGTCTGAGGGTGTGACACGCGAGAATTATCCCACGCTTGTGGCTCGTCTTGAGGCATCCGAGGCTCTTCTTTCCGCACAGCTTGGCGGGCGTCCGCCTTTGTCCGTAAGGACAGGGGCTGACCAGACGGCTGTAATAGGCATCAAGTCCGGCATCGCTTCCGCGCGTGAAGACTTGCGCAAAGCAGTAAAAGAAAAGGCTGCCTTGGAAAGCAATGTCGCAGTTATGGAGGAGGGCAAGTTTGAGTTTGTGGCTGGAAAAACTAAAGAAACGGAAACGAAGGCCGCAGTCGATGAAATGATGGCAAGGCTTGCTGGCAATGTCCCAGCGCAAATTAAAAACTTGTCAGAGAATGGCACCACCTATGAAACCTTTAAGACAACTTTGAACGCACAGGCAGAGCGCCTTATCGACAAAAACTTTGACCCAGAGTCTGCCGAGATGGAACAGATAAATCTTGGTGTTGAGCTATACCGGCAAATGAAACTTTCAGGGCGCGGTGTGACTGGAAGGCATGTTTCGCCAGAAAATAAAAAAATATATGAGGGCTATTTGCGACTTGAAGGGCCGCTTGGTCAGGTTGGGGCTATACGCGCCCTGCAACGCCAGCGGGATGACATTGATGTAAACGCCTCTTATAAGCAGGTGCAAAGTGCGGTTGAGTCTATTTCTGATGAGGCGTCACAAAGTTATTCTTGGTATCAGTACCTTCCTGGCCTTGGTCCTGACGAAGACTTTGTAGTCCAAAACACGTCAGAAATCCAAAGCTATGTTAGCAAAGTAACAAAAGATTATATTCGACTTGGTGTTGCCGCCGAGGTGGCCGTCGAGCTTGCTGCAAAGGATTATGCTGAGTCTCATGTGCGCATCAGAAACATAATGATGCCAAAGGTAGTGGGGATGCCTTCAAACATTGAAGACATGGCGACTGCCGCTGTTAATGATGTGATGCTTCGTTTCCCCAGCATCGCAGAAAACTACGACAGTGAAGAGCTTTCTATTGCCCCCCTTCAAGGAACTATGGACCGCTGGACCTTGGTTCATTCCGGCGGGTCGCCCGTAATTGTTACGGACCCTGACAATCCCCAAAAGGCCTATCCGGTTGAGTTCAATCTTAAAGAGCTAGACCAGTATATGGTGACGCAACGCTCAGATGCAGGGCTTATCAAAACGGCCAAGGTCGCTGAGTTAAATTTCCGTAAAACTGTAGAGTCTGAGTTTGTTACACGCACTGGCAGGTTCGAAGGCCTTACTAAATACGAAGCCCAAAACCTGAAACTGCGGCTGCTGTATCCTTGGCGCAGCTACCGATTGGAGGCTGAAGATGTGCGTAAGTTCTCAGAGGAGATGGAAAAGGTAATCGCTGAAACTCCTGGTGCTGGTGGTGCATAATGGATGAAGAAGACGACCTGCTGCGTCCGGCAAAGCCTGAGATTACGCCGACACGGTTAGCTGCCGAGCGTATTGCTGAGCAAGAGTTAGAAACGCAAAAGCCCACATTTGGCGAGGCTGTTAAGGCATCAGTTGACGAAGACTGGATGATGTCTTGGGCCTTGCGTGGGCGTGAGGAGTTTGCGCCAGACCCAGACTTTCAGCTTTCAACAGAAGACTACAACCGGGTTACGGCTGGGCTTCCAGAGGAATACCACGGTTTTGTTGAAGACGCATACAGCATGGCTCAGCTTGAGTCCTTGCGCGAAGAGGCTTTCAGGACATACGAGAACGACAGGAAACTTTCCCAGCTTGGCTGGGGCGGGGTTGGCATCCGCTTCGGTGTGGCATTGGCAGACCCCGCCGCTATTGGCCTGAGCATAGCGACGGAGGGTGTCGCGGCCCCATTGATTTGGGGCAATAAACTCACAAGACTTCAAAGGGCTTTCCGTGGCGGCACCGCTGCGGCTGCGACCAATGCGATTGTTGAAGGCTATATAGTTAGCCAGAACGCTGTCAAAGACCCATATGACATCCTGTACTCAGCCAGCGCCGGGTTCCTTATCGGTGGCGGGCTATCTTCGCTTGGCCGCGTTGACACTACAGACCCTATTCGCCCGGCAATGGCTAGTATGGCCAAGGCAGCAGACGATGCTCAAAAAGTTGAGGCGGTTGATGCGGTCAACAGCCGCATCTTGGGTGAAGGTCTTGGTGAGCCTTTTGGCAGGACTGTTGAGGTTACTAATGACGATGTTAATGCTGCTTTGGACAGGGCAGACAGGGCAAAACAAGCCGTGTCAGACGCCAGAAAGGCAAAAGACGCCGTAGGTTTAGAGATAGACCAGCGGCTTGAAGCGGGTGAGATTAGCGCAGAAGAAGCGAAAAGATTAGAGGCAGAGTCTCCAGAGTTTATTGCTTTTAACAAGGCACAAAAAGATTTTGCTGAGGCAGATAGCGCTGCTGATGAGACGGTGGCCGCGTTTGCAAATGGAGGGCGAGCCGGTGTGGGCGCGGCTGAAAACCAGTTTGAACCTCCGCAAATGGTCGCCTACACGCGCACTGACACAGAAAACGCCATAGAGGCTGCTGGTGACCCGGCTGAACCCGCCATGGCTAAACTTGGCCCTACAAAAATACCATTGCGGTTTGACATGGTTGCCCGCCTCTTAGGCTCAAAGAATCTCATCGCTAATCAATTAGGGCGGATTCTTGGCGAAGACGCTGTTGGTTTTCGCGGAGGCAAGGACACAGAGCGCCCTCTTGAGCCTACCGCTGACATCATAAAGACAAACGAGTTCAAGTCTGCCTTGAGCCGTTACTACGCCGTCTATGACCCGGCATACAAAGAGTGGGCAAAGGACCAAGGCTTCGGTTACCTCAAGCGCACAATGAATCTCCCGCGCCGCCAGTTTGGAGAGTTGGTAGCTGATGCTATTGAAAGTCCTGAACTACCTTTCCACCCTGCGGTTCGCCGCGCTGCACAAAGGCAAGCAGAGATTAAACGCGACTTGTTGAATGGGGCTAAGGATTCAGAGGTGCGTGGCTTCGAGAATGTCCCTGAAAACTTGAGTTACTTCACACACCTTTGGGACTCATTCAAATTCGTTGAGGCGCGACACCGTTATGACGACGAAGATGTCCTTCGTCTTCTTACTAACGCTTTGGTGAATGGCACCGAAGACCTAGACGAAGAAGCAGCCCGGATGGTTGCCAAAAGCATGGTTGGCAAGCTAAACCGTGACGGTGCTGGGATGGACTCTGGCGCAGCCAGATTGTTCACGACAGATGACCGCGATGTCATGAAGCAAATCCTTGTGGAAGAGGGTTTCATGACGGACGACGAGGCCACACGCTTGTTGTCGCTGTTTGAGCAGCGTCCTGACGGCACACCTGCACGAGCCAAGCGTAGACTTGGCTTTAACATGCAAGAAGAGTTGTCGGTTTTCAACAGGCAGACCCGCCAGCAAGAGGTTCTGCGTCTCAAGGATTTGCAGGAACGGGACGCCGAGCAAGTGTTTACGTCTTACGCTGGGGGAATGTCTGGCAGGATTGCACTGGCTCGTGTCGGCCTAAAGGATGAAACAACAATAAATCAGCTACTCGACAGGAACTTGTCGGAGGGAGAGGGCCGCGCTGGCAAAAAGGGCGCAGATGAAGCTAAGCATGAGAACCTCATAGCGCAAACTATGATTAACATGATTCTGAACCGCCGCGCTCCGTTGGCAGCAGACCCGTCCGGCAACTACGCAAGGATTGCGCGTCTGGTACAGGACTACAACTTTATCCGTCTGATGAACCAGGTTGGCTTTGCGCAGGTTGCCGAACTTGGAAACGCCATCAGCATTGGTGGCTGGAGGGCTGTGCTGCAACAGGTTCCGGAGATGAGGCGCATGTTGCGCAGGGCAAAGAATGGGGAGCTAGAGGACGAGGTTTTGCGGGACATTGAAGCCGCTACCGGGATTGGCTCTGACCGTTTGACAAACCAAGCCATGAACCGCGCAGACACTATCGGTGTGTTCAGCGAGGGGCGTGGCGACTGGATTGACAAAGGTCTATTTATGCTGGCTCCTCTAAAAAGAGCTACAGCAGACCTCTCCGGTATGGCTCCTATCACACTGGCTCTTGAAAGGATGGCTGCGCGGGTTGCTGTTCAGACTATGACGGACCTTGCCTTCAAAGCCAGAAAGCTATCTCGCAAGCGCCTTGCAGGACTTGGCTTGGACGAAGACATGACTGAGCGTGTTTATGCGCAAATCAGGAAAAATGCTGTCAGACAACCATCCTCGATGTTCAAGCGCAAAAAGGTTCGTGCAATCAATCTTGGAGGCTGGGACGACGCGGAGGCAAGAGACGCTTTCCTTATAGCCATATCCAGATGGACACGCCGCAGCATCCAACAGAATGACGTGGGCAACCTGAACCTTTATATGACCTCAACTATGGGTCAGGTTCTGACACAGTTCCGCACGTTTATGCTGGTTTCTTATGCAAAGCAAACGCTGCATAACATTAAGGCAAAAGACTTTAGGGCTTTGTCCGCGATGCTTCATTCGGTGGCATTTGCGGGCCTTGCTTACACAGCACAGACACAAGTCAATGCTCAGTTTAGGGATGACAAAGAAGAGTTTCTCAAGGAACGGTTGTCCACAGAAGCCATTGCCAAGGCATCATTCCAGCGTAGTTCGTGGGCATCACTGTTCCCGGCTTTGGTTGACACAGGCGCTATGTTCTACACAGATGACCCTGTATTCGCGTACCGTTCCACAGGTCTGGACACTAACCTAATTGGCGGTGTGCCTAGTGTGCAGCTTATCTCGAAGGGGCTTAGCTCTGCCCAGGCCGCGTCTAGGGCTTTGCTTAATCCAGACAAGCAGTTTTCTCAGGGGCAGCAACGCGCATTGAATACTTTAGTCCCATTCCAGAACGCCATCGGCATAAAGAACGCACTAAACAAACTTGTGGACATGAGGCCAGAGACAGCAACCGTAGAGTAGGGTTCCAGCGGGGCCGAAACTGCGGTATAAAGGACCGAAGGAGTGACGCATGACAGTCAGCAGCACAACAACCAAGGTAAGCTACAGCGGTAACGGCAGCACCACTGTTTTTGCTTATACTTTCAAAATCTTCGCAGACGCAGACCTGACGGTTATTGTGCGTACCGACGCGACTGGCGCTGAGTCAACCAAGACTCTGACGACAGACTACACTGTGTCAGGCGCTGGTGATGCAGGGGGCGGCAACGTCACTATGGTTGTAGCCCCTGCCTCTGGCGAGACCCTGCTGATTAAGCGTAGCTTGGACCTGACACAATCCACTGACTATGTGCCCAACGACCCGTTCCCTGCTGCCACGCATGAAGACGCGCTTGACCGGCTGACATTCATTGCACAGCAGCAGAGCGAAGAGCTTGGCAGAGCCATCGTCTTCCCTGAGACTGACACGGCAAGCACGACAATCCCTGATTCTGTGACCCGTGCCAATAAG